CTAATGATAAAAAATTATTTAGCAGTAGCTTATTTTGGTCAAAGCAAAGTTGCTATAGAGTCAGAACATTTAATTAATAGAGAAAAATTAATTGAATTAAACAAGTTTATTCCTTATGAAGACAATAAAGACGAAATCTAATGGAAGATGCTGTAAGCCTTATTAATGAAGTTGGTTTTCCTATAGCCGCAGCAGGTGGATTAGGTTTCTTTATATGGAAACTTATCAATAGAATAATTGATGGCATGGAAACTAAACTTGATGTTCTTGATGAAAAAGTAGCAGTACAGATAAGAGCAATGGAAGACAGACTAGGTAGTAAATTAGATGCACAGCATGGAATTTTAGTAGCATTAATTGATAGAGTTCGTAGTTTAGATAACGAAATCATAAGACAAGATACTATGATTAAAACAATACTTGGAGTTCCAAATCTTATTAATATAGATAAAATTGCAAAAGCAGATAGAGATGATCAAAGAAAAGATTAAATATTTATACTTTCTAGCAATACTAATAATACAAACTTCTTCAGCAGATCAAATAGTTCATAAGTTTAAATCTCCTAGTTTTAATGGTGCAGGAATATCTAGTCATTATCTTACTATTGAAAATCAACAACACACCAGAAAGCTAACAGTTAAAGAAGAAATTAAAGCTCTACAAGACGAAATAAAAAGAGATGCCCAAAATACTACACTTGCTAGGTTTATGAGAAATCTTGAATCAAGAGTTTATGCAGAACTTTCAAGACAGCTAGTAAATAATTTATTTGGAGATACAGCACAAACTTCAGGAGAAATAAAACTTGAAGGTAATATTATAAGCTATAACAGTGATGGCTCGTCACTAACTCTTAATATAACGGAAAGCGATGGAACACTTACTGAAATTACGATTCCTATTGGTACTTTTACTTTCTAGTTGTTCTACATATGATCAATATGAAGATATATATAAAAAAAAGTTTAATGAACAAAATTTTGTACATATTTCCAAACTTCAATCTAAAGAACTAGCAAATGTAAAAACACCAACAAAAAAACCTATTGTAGCTGTATATCCAAATTCATTTTTAGATCAAACAGGTCAAAGAAAAAGTAATAGTGAGTTTGCTTTATTTAGTACAGCTATAACTCAACAACCTGGTGCTTTATTAATAAGAGCTTTGAAACACGCAGGAAATGGAGAATTTTTTAGAGTTGTTGAAAGAGTTGGTTTAGACAATCTAACAAAAGAAAGACAATTAATAAGATCAGCAAGAGAAACAATAGGAACTGAGGAAGATAAAAAAAAGACTTTATCTCCTTTGTTGTTTGCAGGAGTTTTAATCGAAGGTGCTGTTATTGCTTATGAAAGCAATCTTTCTACAGGAGGTATGGGTGCTAGATATTTAGGTATCGGTTCTAGTATTCAATATAGAGAGGATAGCGTTACAGTAACCTTACGCATGGTTTCCGTATCTACAGGAGAAATACTTATAGAAGTAATGACTGAAAAAACTATATTTAGTTATGGAAAATCAGAAGATGTATTTAGATTTATTGAAATGGGAACAAAGCTGGTTGAAATAGAATCAGGTAATTCTCGTAACGAATCTACAACTTTAGCACTTTCAAAAGCTATAGAAAGTGCAGTATTAACATTAATTAATATTGGTTATGACAGGAGTTACTGGAGTCATGAAAAAATTAACATTGATAAACCTAATTGCAATGATAATGATTGCACAAGTATACGCGGCTGATAATGAAATATTTGTAGATCAGTCAGGTACAGGTGCTAACATTGATTTAGAGCAGTTAGGTATTTCTAATATTATAGGTGGATTAAGTTCTTCGGCAGGAAGTTTAACAGCTTTTGATCTTGATGGTACAAGCATGACATTAGACGTTAATATGATTGGAGCTACTAATAAATTTTTAGGAGATATTTGGTCTGATAATTTTACTGGTTTGTACAATTTTACTGGTTCAACTAATGCGTTTACAATTCAAGTAGACCCTACAAACACATATAGTTCAGACAGTTCTGATCACAATATAGCTGTTACTGGAGCAGGAAACACGTTTACTTTAAACCAAGGAACATCAGCTTTAGCAACAAGCTTAAATTTAGATTGGATTTTTCAAGGTTCAAACAACACTGTAACATCTAATATAAATATAGATAGTGCTACAAACTTTATGGATATAGATGGTTCTGATAACACAATAAGCTACACAGGTACTGGCGTATCTGCTTCATCTGGTGGGTACTTTTATTTAGATCATACAGGTGGACAAAGAACATTTAATATTAAACAACTGAGTACACAAGATAATGATTGGCTTAAAATTATTTCTGTTGGTGGCAATGCTTCTTCCTCAGTTTGTGTTATCCAAAACGATCAAGGAACCTCAATCGGATGCTGAAATAGGAGGCATATCTGAATTAAATGGTTCTGCACAAATAGTAAGAGATGAACCTTTAAATGCCAAACTAAACTTATCTATACAAAGTAATGACGCAGTTGTTACTGCAAACGGAAGAATGTCTATTACATTTTTAGATGACAGCAAAGTAAGTCTTACTGAACATTCACAATTAACTATTGATGAATATATATATGATCCTAATCCAAGTAAATCTAAAATGGCTCTTACTTTTGGTTTAGGTACAGCTAGATTTATTACTGGAAACTTAAACAAAATAGATAAAAAAAATATTAGTTTAAAAACACCAACAGCTAATATAGCAATTAGAGGTACTGATTTTACAGCAACAGTAGACGAGTTAGGTAGATCATTAATAATACTGTTACCTGATGCTTCTGGTCTTTCTAGTGGAGAAATAGAAGTTGTTACTGCAATGGGTACAGTTTTATTAAACAAGCCTTACCAGGCTACTACTGTTAGTGTATTTGAATCTAAGCCATCTAAACCAGTTATACTAAATTTAACTTTAGATATAATTGATAATATGTTGATTGTTACTCCACCAAAAAAACAAAAAGTAATACAAGAAAGGGTAGTAACAAAAAAAGAATCTATATTAGATTTTAATGGATTAGACATTGATTACTTAGCTGAAGATTTTCTTAAAGAAGATGATCTTGAATTTACAGAATTAGATATAAATTATTTAGATGTAAATTTTTTAGAAGACCTGCTTAATGTAATAGACGCATTAGCTATACTTAATGAAGAAGATCGTTTGTCTCAGTCTATAAGTAACCAAGTATCAGGAACTTTGTTAGGTAAAGACCCAGATACGCAAATAACTACAATTATATCAGGAAATGTTGTTAGCCTTAGACGAGCAGTAAATGAATATCTGCAAGTAGACTTAGATGGCAGCGAAGCTTATACAGTAGTTTTTAATCAAGATGGTGTAAGCAATATTGTTAAAGTAAATGGAGGTAGTAGTTCTTACATAACTATTACACAAAGCGATTAATGAAAAAATTAATATTTATAATACTTACAATTCTGATGTTGCCTGTTATATATCAATCAACTCCTACAGAAATTTTAAAGCTAAAAACATTTGATGCTTTTGTAAAAAAACAACAACCTTCAGGAAACTTTGTAATTCTAAACATTACAGAGCAAGACGTAGAAAATGAAGGCGGTTATCCTTTTCCAAGAAAAAGACTAGGTGATATAAACAATAGTCTTATGGAAAAAGGGGCATTAGGGGTTGGATGGGTTATATCTTTTCCGCAAGCAGACAGAATGAATGGAGATCAGTTTTTTTCTGAATCACTTAAAAATAGCAATTCAGTTATTGCAATGTTCCAAGATGGAAAAGGCAGTTATCCAAAAACAACAGGAACAGTTATAAAAGGTAATAATGTTGGTGGCATATTATCTGCTGGAGTTAAACAAAACATACAGCCTTTATCAGAAAGTGCATTACAAGGATTAGCTATTGCACCAACTGAAATAGATCAATTAGTAAGAAGAATACCATTATTAGTAAGAACCCCTGATGGATGGATAGCTTCATTTGGAACTCAAGTTCTAAAAGCTCTTACATCAACAAGAACATATATTATAAAAACAAATGACAATGGTATTGAAGAAGTAGCCATAAAAGGAATACCACCTGTAAAAACAGATAGCATGGGTAGAAAGTGGATAAGTTGGATAGATACTCCAGAAACTACACTTTCAGAGATGAATGTTAAAAATAAATATGTTTTTGTTGGAATAACTGCAAATGGAGTTATGCCACAAATAGCTACTCCAGAAGGATTGCTTGAGCCTCACAAAATACAAGCTGCACTAGCAGAATCTATATTAATACAAGATAGCCCCTATATACCAGATTGGGCCTTGGCTGCGGAAATATTAATAATTTTTACAACAATAATATTAACTTGGATTTTTATTATTGTATTTGGAATAAGCAGCGGAATATTATTTACCAGTATATTATTTTTATTAACTGCTTTTGGTGGTTATTATTTAATACAACAAGGTATTCTTATAGATGTTAGTTGGTCGCTATTGTCACAGTTTATTGTTGCTTCAGTAGCTTTTTATCTTAGATTTAGAGAGCAGTTCAAACTTAGACTGCAAATTAAAAAACAATTTGAACATTACTTAGACCCAAGACAAGTAAAAAGATTACAAAAAAATCCAGAGTTATTAAAACTGGGTGGAGAAAAAAGAGAAGCAACATTCTTATTTACAGATGTTAGAGGTTTTACTTCTATGTCTGAGTTGCTTCCACCAGAAAAAGTAACTTACATTATGAACAAAGCTTTAACTGCACAGCAATCAGCGGTACAAAAACATGGAGGAATGGTAGATAAATACATTGGTGATGCAATGATGGCTATATTCAATGCACCATTAGATTTATCAGATCATCCAAAAATAGCTATTGATTGCTCGTTAGACATTATAAGAAACATGAAATCTTTAAATGTAGAATTACAAAAAGAAGACCTACCTCCTATTGCAATAGGTATTGGAATAAACACAGGAATAGCTGTAATAGGTAACATGGGTTCAGAATCTAGGTTTGATTACACCGCTATTGGAGATGCAGTTAATACAGCAGCAAGATTAGAAAGTGCTACAAAAGATAGGAATGTTAATCTACTAATAGGAAAATCAACTAAGGAAGCAAGTGGTTATAAGCTAAAGAAATTAGAATCTATTAAAGTTAAAGGAAAAACAAAAGCACTTGAAATATATACTTATAAGAATAATTAGATAGAGAATTTATTATGAACCAAATTTTAATAGGTATTATTATAGTTTTAGGATTAGGTTCTTACTGGTTGTACAATGAAAATATTACATTGAAGTCTAACAATCAAGTTCTTGAAGGTGCAGTAGAAACTCAAAAAGAAACTATAACTACCTTGCAAAATGATTTTGCTTCGCAAGCTAAAGGATTATTAGAGATACAATCTAAAAATCAAAAAATAGAATCAGAAATGAATCGTTATCTTGATATATTTAAAAGACACGATTTAACAAAGTTAGCGGCTGCTAAACCAGATTTATTAGAAATAA